GTCGGACCTTGCTTTGATAAATCGACATGTTTTTAAAGACAAGGATGTTATCATCTTGCACATCTCCAACACTGATGGTGTTCATGTGAGTGGTTCAGGTTGGACGAGAGTTATTGTTCGTTTGGAAGACTGTAAGGAAGTTTCCACTGACGCTGTTCTCTTTCATTCAACCATTCGGTTCAATAACATCACCTCACACTTTTTCGATGGTCCACCTCCCGATGAAACAGATGGAATGGTCGGAGGAACTAAGTCGCGATTAGTGTTTGGCGGAAGATTAGAAATGGACGATGTGGCCGGAACGATAGTTCTTCCTGAGCACATAGCGTACAAGTGGGCAAGTCATAGCCCTGGTACGTGCGGTATTCCCATTATCGGGAAATACGGCAATGGAATAGTAATCTTTGGAATTCATTGTGCAGGAGCCAAAAATTTGGAGGACTCTTATGCGACGGTTATATCGCGTTCGTCTCTTTCCGCTGCGGTAAATGCCATGCAAGCGCAAACAAACTTCCATATTGCGTCTGAGTGTGGCATCGTTACGGAAAGTGGAGTTCTAGATCTTGTCTTTGAGGATCCAGTACCCAAATCGATGGTCAACTTTGAACTGTTTCATGGTATTACTTATTTCGGGAAAATTCCGGGACCGGTTATTCTAGAAAAAGAGTCTCGTCTCAAACGCACGAAGTTTTACCGTGAAATTGAGTCAATGATGGATGATTTGTTCCCGGATTTTGCCTTCCAGGAGTTTGACCGCCCCATGATGAGGCCGCACATTAAGAATGGTGAGTATATATCCCCTTACAATATAGCTTTTAAGAAAATCAACTTACCACGTGCGGCGCTTGACCCCGTGATACTTAAGAAGGTGACGACACGTGTTTGCGAAAGACTTGATGATTTTAAGCTAGACGTTGAATTTGTTCCCTTGACTGTCCATCAAGCCATTAATGGCGTTGAGGGCGACGACTATGTCAGAAGAGTCAATGCCGCAGCTTCTGCTGGCTTTGGATTCCGGGGTGCGAAGGATCTATATTTACCCATTGTGGATTTGCAAGGCAATCGGTCTTTAACAGAAGAAGTTGCTCTTATAGTCAAGAAG